ACTCGGTCGCGTAAGCCGACAGGTTGAGCGTCACCCAGTCGGTCGCGTAATCGACGCCCGAGGTCTTCTGGAGATACTGTCCAGCCGTGCCGCCGGCAGGAACGCCAGGGCCAGCAGGGCCGGGGACTCCGACGCTGCCCGTCAGGGTGCCAGGGACGATGCCCGAGATGGTGCCCGAGATGGTGGACTGGTCAGCGGAGAACACCCCCGAGATGGTCCCGAAGGTCGAAGCCGTCGAGGTGATCGTCGCGTCAGGCATGGCTTAGACGGTGACGGAGTCGATGACGTTGACGCGGAAGAGTTCGGTGCGCGAGATGGTCGAGCCCGGGAAGACGAACTTGATGTCCCACTTGCCGAGGCCGATCGCCCAGTCAGCGGTCGAGCCCGGGTAGGTCACCGTAAAGGACAGGCCGTCGCCGGCCTTGGTCACCGTCATCGCGTAGACGTTGCTCTGGCGGTCTTCGAGGGACGAGCTGATGGTCGTCGTCAGGAGGTTGGCCGGACCCGTCGCCCCGGGCGTCCAGGTAAAGGTGCAGGCGAAGGTGTTACCCTGCGAGACGGTTACTTGATTAGTGCAGCTCATCGGGTCTTAACCTTGCCCCGATTGGAAGGGGGGGGTTAAAGGTCGAAGGAAATGACGCTACTGGAAGGCGAGATGGTCTGGAAAGACCCCATCACCCCATTAAGGGCGACGTAATCCATCGCGTATGTGGAGGCATCAATCTGGACGTTCCTGCCGACCCAGTAGGCTTGAACCTCTACGTCGTCCAAGAGGTTCGGGGCGTATACCTCATCGGGATTAGGTTCGTATGCTCCGACATAGAATTGCGATGAAACAGGGAAGACGCTGGTCGGGAAGGCAAATGGGCCGTACCATCCCGTTCCGGTAGTACCGCCAGGAGTTACCCAGCCTTCAAGATAGAAATGATAAGCACACCGGAAAAAGGTGTTAGCTTGGGTCATCAATGCATCGCTTGCGCCTGAGAAGTTATGATCGCCAGCGCTATTGCCCACCGCTCCCAAGTAGCCTTTGAAGATAGGCGTGCGGCATTTGCTCCACGTGGAGAATTCATCAGAGCCTCCGATGACGAAGCCCATCAGATTCGGGCGTAGTAGTATCGGGCCGTCATCCCGTTAATCTTGATGCGGTCCGCCCAGAGCGACCCGCTGACGTTCTGGTTCACCGTGAAAGTCGTCGGGGTCGTGATGCTGTCGACGGTGATCGTGCCGATGACCAGGTAACCCCAGACGTTGTCGTCGGGAGTCGTCGGGGCAATGTTGCCGCCGATGATGACCGGGTACTGATTGCTCGTCACCAGAGGGTCAGGGTAAGCGTAAGGGCTAGCAATTTCAGCACCTGCCCGGAGCGTGATGTAAGAGGTCTTAGTCGTAGCGTCGTAATTCGACGAAGCCAGTTCCCCGGTCGGAGGGTTAGCCACCCCTGCCGTGACGCGGTCTAATTTGACCTCGGTTCCGCTGACGTAGTCGTCAATCTTGGGGACTAAGTTATTGATGGTGCCCGACTGGACCTGATATGTCACCGTTGTGGCGCCGCCCGAAGTCCGCAGGGCGACGTTCACGATCTTGAAGGGGTGGCCTGATACCACGCCGTCCCGACCCGGAAACGGATTAGACGTGTCCAGCGTGAACCCGTGCGACGACGAGTCGAAGTTATAGCCGACTCCGGGTTGAATCTTCATCAGACAGAGGCGTAGACCGAGGCCACGTAGCCCTCGCGGTTAAAGCGCAACTCATACTGGACCTTATAGAGCAGGCCGAAGTCTTCGAAGGATACCTGAGCTAGGAGCAGTTGGTTTTTGCCGCTGATCGTGAAGGATGTGCCCATGTAGTCGGGGACGAGTTTCTTGCTGGCGGCGAAGGTGCCATTGCCAGACGTCTTGCCGACCGCGTTGCGGTGGTCGTTTACGATAGAAGCAGTGGTCGTGTAGAAGATGCCAGAGATTGAACACTGCGGGGCAAGGTAGTTGGTCTTACCGTAGAAGTCGTTAAACTCTGCCTTCTTGAATCCCTTAAACGATCGGCCCTTGGCGCTTTCAAACGTCGAACCGTTATTGCCTCCATATTCAGTAGGATTAGTTCCGGCAATGGCTTCAAAGTTTGGGTTAGCCTTAGTTCCTGGGCTAGCCCCGACGCCAGCAATCGGAGAGCCTGAGAAACCAAGCGCCGTGGCCGTCTCGAAGAAGTTCGGGTGGGTCGTGATGTGCTCAGAGGTCAGGCCCTGCGAGCCGGTGATCTGAGGTTCGGTCGTCGCAGAGCCTCCGGCGATGCCGACATACTCAGCCGTCCATGTGTCTAGGTCGAGGGCTCCGATGTCCACGGAAGCCTTGTGCATCTTGCAGTAACTGAAGGCGGTAATCGGGCAAGAGGCGCCGCGAAAGAAAGACGCGGACGAGCCAGTCTTGTCTACCTTGAAGGTCAGCGTGCCGACAGTCAGGCCGTAGCCGTCCTGCGTGAACTTAGCCCCTGGCTGAAGCTGAGGCGTGGCAAGTGCGTTGCCTGTTTTTACGATAGCCATGGTTTATTTGGAAGGGGTTTTGGTGAAGTCCGTGGGGACAGCGTTGTCCGTGCCTGAAATCTTCTTTAGCTCGGCGAGCTGCTGCTCTTGGATTTCAATCTGGCGGGCCATGGCCTCTATGACCGGGTTCGGTCCGACGCCGATCACGTTGGAGAAGCCTTCGGGGCCTTTGAAGGTTGTTTCCTTATTCTCAGAAGTAACCTTAACTCCAAGTTCTGGGTTTTTCTTCATGTCCTCGGCGATAAGCGCTTGGACCTTGTCTTGGATTTCTTTCCGGCGGGACATACTGATAGTTCTGTCAGTCTCCCCGATTGGCCTTAGACGCAGTTCTTCAGCATATATTTCAGCCGCACGCGGATCGCGACTAAGAAGAAACTCTCTTGTCGTTTGCTCTCTGGCGGTCTTCGCTTGCTCGACCGTTTCCTTTTCCTTTTTCTCGTTATTACGTTTGTTGGCGTAATACCTATCCTCCGCGGACATAAGCCTGTTAGTTCCGTCGATGGCGGCCTGATTGGCTTCTTCTTGTTTCCTTTGATTGTCAGCGATAATTCTTCCGATTAAAGCAATAGCCGTTCCGAATAAAGCCATTGGGCCTAGGACGGAAAGGAAGATGTCCTTGAATGAAGTGCTGAACTTCTTCTGGATGTCCTCGACCTGCTTACTCAAACCAACGGTGGCCGTCTTGGCCTTGTCCATGGCCTGTGGGACGTCGGAGGTCGTCTTGATGTTGACTGTCAGGTCTTGGGCCATGTCAAGGGGTGCTTTCCTTTGCCGGATTGGAAGCAGCCGCGGCGGCGTCCTTGGCTTCCTCTTCGGCCATGAAGGCCTCTTCCTCGGGCGACATGATCGCCACGTCCGCACCCTTGCGGATAGCCAGGGCGGAGTTAAGCCAGATGGCTTGGCACTCCGGCATCTCCCAGGCGCGCTTTTCGTCAATGCCTTGAGCGATTAGATTGGCCACGATTGACAGCGGCCAAGGGACGCCCTTGTCGCCGCCCCCTGACTTGGTCTTGGTCTGCTCCCAGAACTTCGGCCAGTCTTGGACGAGGATGTAACCGGCGAAGGATTCAAGCAGCCGTTCGAACTTGGCGGGGTGATGGCTTAGGATAACGATGCGAAGTCGGTCTCTCCAGCCTATGTCGCCCAGCTGCTCTTCGGCGCATACTTGGCAGGCGAAGATTAGGTCCGCAGGGGTGATGCCGCGGGAGCCGGTGACCAGCGGGGAGTCGAAGGCCATCAGGCGCACTCGATACTTGAGGCACCAAGGGTAAAGAGTTCGACCCAGAATCCTGAAAGGAGCCGGGTCGACGTAGGCGTTGAGGAAGCGGCGGTCCACTATCCTCTAGACTGCCCCCTTTTCGGGGGTGTCAATTAGGCAGGCGTGATGCCTTCGTAGTCGAGCGCCGTGATCGTGACAGCCGTAAAGCCCTTATTCGAGCCCTTGTCGTCAATCTTGGTGATGGTGCCGACAAAGGAAACAGAGGCGGCTCCGCTAGGATAGGCAGACTGCGTGTTCACCGTAAAGGAGATGGTAGCACCCAGCGCCGGGATGGAAGAGGTCTTGGCGATGCCGTCGATGGTGATCTCGCTCTTGCGGTCGTCATAGCGGGCCGTCTTGGTCAGGCCAGTCTCATCGACCACCGTGGCTTCGGCGTTGAAGGAAGACGAGAGGCTGTAGCTCTGGACGAAGAGGTTGTTGACGGTACCGTCGATACCATAGACGCAGGTTGTTCCGGTGGAGATGGCGGCCATTTGTAATTGCAGGCTTTGGAATTGGCTCAGGCGGGCAGGACGACCAGCACGTCGAACGAGAAGGAAGTCGCCCAGGAGCGCTCGTCGATACCCTCGTCTTCGGACTGCATCGTGACGTCGTAACAGGCCGCGTCGGTCGAGGTGACGAAGGCTGCCTTGATGCTGGTCAGGTCACGCATATTGCCGGACAGGGCGGCGCAGCGGGCACGGTGATCGGCGAGGGTCGTGTCGTCGGCGTTCGAGAAGAGGGTGATGCGGACCGAGCAGCTGAAGTTGCCTTCGCCCTCTGGGAGGTCGTTAGGGCTACGGGCCGACTCGCAGAGGACCACGGCCTTGGGCAGTGTCTGGGTCGCGGCGCTGTCCCCCGTCAGGAAGGCCACGGTGGTCAGCCCGGTCTGGGTGGATAGGTAGGTGGCCAAGGTGGCCTCTACGATGTGGCGGATAGATTTGGTTCCCATAAAGGTTATTTGCTGTTGGCTTCGTCGATGGTTTTTCCTAGATGCTCCTTCACGCGAGCCCTCATCTGCCTGACGCGGTTGGCGTAGACCAAGTCTAGCACGCTTGCGTCGGTGGCGATGTTCGCGATATTACCGAGGGTATTCGTAACGCTGACGTCGACGTTCTTTTCGGTCGCCGATACGGTGTTCTTTCCCTGGACGCCGGTGTGCTTGTTGATCCAAGCAACGCTAAGCAGGCCGACGCCGAAGTTCTTGGGGATGCCATTGATGACAGGCTTAGGCAGGGAGCGCAGGGCCGAGGCCCAGCCAGACTTGATGCGGCCGACCATCTCCTGGCGTTCGCGGATGTAGTCCTTGAGTTCGGCGGTGGTCTCGACGAGCAGCTTCTTTTTGACTGGTCGGACATTCTTTTTGATGCGGCCTCCGAACTTGCCTTTGATTTCATTATGGACCGGCCGGATATTGAAGACAAACCCGATGGTCCCGTAATCGCTTAGGACGATATTGGCTCGGTTTAGATAGTTCTTAGCCTTCTTAAACGCCCGGTCGTAGTCCTGGTCATTGGCGATTCTCTGCATGACTGGAGAAAGGCTTTTGAGCGCTTTCATGGACCCGCCACCGATCAGCTTGTTAAACATCCCGATGTCGTTATTCCTAGTGGCGTAAGCCAGGTTAGTGGCCAAGACGTTGGCCGCATTCTTTGAGTAGCGGTCATTTGCCGAGACGAACATCTTCTTGATGTCCCCGGCCACGGCGCTTTCGCCAGCCATCTCGGCGGCTTTTGATAGCCCCTTGCCGCCTCCTTTGGCCAGCGGGGGCGTAAAGGTCGCCGCGTCTTGGCAGGCCAGCGCAGCTTGTTCTAGGCAGGCGTCGCGGAGGGTTTGCCCGGTCTTCTTGGCAAAGCGCTTGAGGGCCGCAAGGAACTTAGCCTGGGAGTCAGGCGTAATGCTTACGGTGACCACAGGGGTTACTGGTTATCGTCGATGACGACGAGCGTGATCCATGCCGACCCGGGCTTGTAGGTCTGGGTCGTGATGCGGACGGTCTTCCCGCCGGCCACGATCTTCTTCCCCTGGGCGAGGGAGGCGATGGGGGCACCCGAGGACAGTAGGGCCGCCGATGCCCCAATAGACCCGTCTGGCTGGCTCCAGGAGGCCGTTACAGCGGGGAGCCTGACCGAGTACTGGGTCCGCTCCATATACCCCCCTGCTTCGAGCACGGTCGAGACCGCGGGGTCGGAGATGAGGCAGGAGAAGGTGATGGCCCCAGAGTTGGCCGACCCGGCCACGCCGAAGTCCGCCACCATCTCTTTGGCGTCGTTGAGAAACTCGGTTCCGTAGAGGCTCATCCTATACTTGCCCGGATTGGTAGGGGGCACAAAAAAGGCCCCCATTGCTGGGAGCCTCGTTTGTTTGCCTTGCGGCGGCTGATTAGGCCGTGGTGAGGCGGTTGAGCGAGGTCGCGCGACCGACAGCGGCACCGAAGAGCAGCGTGGCGGTGACGTTGTAGTAACCGCTCTGCTCCTGGCCCATGAGGACCTGGACGCCGAGGCCGGTGTCGGCGTCGACAGCGTTGGCGACTTCGAAGCCCGGGATTTCGGACATCGGGAGGGCCGAGGCGACAGCGATGGCGTCAGCGCCGCACGAGAAGCCAGCGAGGCTTTCCGCGTTGGCAGGGAGGCTGTTCCACTGGTAGACCGAGGCACCGGCGAGGGTACCGATCTGGCCGGAGGTCAGGATGCCAGCACCGAGGACGGAGTTACCGATGATGGTGGCGTCGGCGAGAAGGCCGTTAGCGTACGTCGGGTTCAGGATGAACGCGCGGGGCTCAGCGGCCTTGGCGGCGTCGAGCACGCCCTTGGAGGCGACGACTTCAGCGTAGGTCAGGCCAGCGCCGGTGTTCGTGCCAGAAGCGAAGTTCGCGACGGTGATGAGCGCGCCGATTTCAGCCAGGCACTTTTCAGCGAGGGCGTTGGCGGCGGTCGGGACGAAGGCGTTCGAGAGGAACTGAGCGCCATACATCTTGACGTCGAGGGGCGAGAAGCGGCTCGACACCTTGAAGTGCTTGAGGGTGACGTTGGCGGCGGTGATCGTCGCGTCGTCCTGGGTGAGGTAGCCGCCGGTCGAGAACTCGGTGGCGGTGGAGGTGCCGATCAGCGGAACCTGGACCGTCTTGCCGGCGCCGGATTCGGCAGCGGTGAAGACGGACGAGAAGGCGCGGAGGGCCGGGAGCTTGCCCTTGAGGGAAGCGATGACGCTTTCAGCGAGGATGCTGGGAGCG